AGCCTTTATAGGGATCCTGCTTGCTCGTCAATAGAGACCTCAAACAGCTTCTAAACGCTCAGTCTAAAAAGTTTGACCACCAAGGCCAACTAGACGTGCTTCAAGGCCAGCCTGATTCAGACAAAGTAGTTGCTGGCAATAATCTCGCTTATTATGATGCCTTATCGGGGCACTGGTATGTGATGCACATTTACAGTGTTGAGGAGAGCAGTACAGCCGCTACTAAGCATGTCACAACCGCTAACTTTACTAATTTGTGTCTATTCACGTTGGCTCATCATTATCCTGTTGCTATGGCTGGTTCAGATACAGCTATCAAGGCCGCTTTTACGAGTGTATTCAGTGATACTGGCTGGACACTCAAATTTAACACAGCCAATGCAATGATTCCGTATATCTCAATTGATGGTAAAACTAAAGCATCAACACTATTACAAACGTTATTGCAGGCCTATAACGTGGAAGTTGATTGCTACGTTGAAATTGACTCACAAGGTAATATTCAATCGAAGACCTGTGAAGTTGTCGATCAGTTGAATGTCGATAAGGTTTATAACGAAGCAATCTTCGGCAAAAACGTCACTAGTATTAAACGCACGACCGTCTCAACACCAATTACCAAGCTGATTGCTTATGGTGATAACAGTAATACCATAGCCGCTGCCAATGATGGCAAAATTTACATTGTTGACGATGAATCTAATCGTAAGTACAACCCAGACTGGCAGAGTGGACTGTATTACGAGGGTGTTATCACTGCTAATAGCATTGAACATGCGGCTGGATTAAAGTCGTGGGCTGAACAGATGTTACAGCTTTTCAATCACCCCAGGACATATTATGAGGTTAATGTGACGCCGACTTTCAACCCACCATTAGGGGCCACCATTCGCTTTAAGGATGACCAGATCACACCAGCCCTAGATGCCAGTGGCCGGGTGATTCAGCGGACGATCTCTTTTGCCAATCCATATGGTAATACCGTTGGCTTTGGCGAATACGTCACGGTGCCAGTTGCCACTCCAGCTTGGTTAACGGGTTATCAGAGTGCCATTAGTAGTGCCATTGAGAAGGCTAGAGCCGATGCCAGTTCCGTTAAACCGGTTGCATTGACCCCTGATGGCAATAACTTCACGGACCCCAGTCAAACTAAACGGTTAATCTTACAGGCTTGGGAAGGTAGCACTAATATTTCGGCCTATATTGATAGCAAGGGGTTTATCTGGCGCCGATACAACCAAAACGGCACTGTTGATACCAGCTATGCAACTACGGGATTTTTAGTACAGGCACCCTATAGTGCCGTTGGTACTTTGCATGGCACGATTGAAACGGGTTATATTCAATCAGACCCTGAGGTGACACTAGATACCACTAGTATTAAGCATTGGGGTGACTTTCAACGATCAGATGATACGGTAGGGTCATATAGTGCCGTTCAATATATGTGTCCGTTAAGTAACGGTCAATATTTAACTAGTCGTGCGTTGAATACCGATTCAACCAAAGACACGATGTATGTTTTGCATGACAGCAACTTTAAACCACTTAGTAAGATGATTATGCAACATGGCGGCCACGGAGCTAGTTTTGATGTTGAAGAAGTCAATGGGGTACCCTATATTTGGGCAGCAACTTACACCGACAATACACACAGCGTGTCAACCGTCTCACGTTTCCCCTATGTCGCCGGGACAACCATGCAAGCTAATGATAGTCGAATTGAACGCTACTATTCCATGAACGGCTATATGCGCGTAAGCATGGATTTTAAACATGGTTATGTGCTAGTTGGTGACGGTAATGGTGCCATGTATATCATGACGCTAGCTGATTTAAAGAATGGCAGTTATAACATTAAATACGCCTTTAGCATCTTCAATTATGGCTATGAGGCTAGTCAAACGTACCAATCACAAACGCTTGATTTCCCATATGTTTACTGGGATTCCGGTGACGTTGACTTGCACGATAATCGTATGCTGTATGGCGTTAATGTTGTGCACGGTGGTCAAGAGTTCGCCCTAAACTTAATGCTTGATATGGACTTTAAAACTGCAGATGACGTGATGGAACCTGAAACGGTCAAAGCATTCTATGATTCAACAGGCAACTCATATCTACTGTTAACATTCAACTGTTGGGTTAATGATAGTCCAATTGAACGGGTCTATTCGCTACCAATCAAAACTAGGCCAGCTGTTGATACCCTAAATACGAGTACAACTGCTGTTAATACAAATAATTAGAAGGGAGGTGAATTAAATGGCTGAATCTAACGCAACTCAGGTCATCTTAACCGATGATGGCATTAAGATTATCAATGCTCAAAATACAGCTGATAGTGCAGCTAGTCAGGCAGAAAATGCTAATAGTGCCACTTTAATCGCACAGTCAACAGCTAATGCTGCTAAATCAGCCGCAGATAGTACCTACGATTATGCTAGCTCTGAAATGGCCGTACATTCAATGGCTACCACTAAGGCTCAAAGCACAGCTGATAATGCGTTTAGCCAAGCACAAGCAGTTGGTAGTCAAGCTAGCGCTGAGATAAGCAACAACTCTACAGCTACCGCTAAAGCTCAAAGCACAGCTGATAACGCCTTTAGTCAAGCGCAAGCAGTTGGCAGTCAAGCTAGTGCTGGAATAAGTAGCAACTCTACAGCTACTGCTAAAGCTCAAAGCACCGCTGATAACGCCTTTAGTCAAGCAACTACAGCAATAGATACTGGTAAAGTAACTAGTCAATCAGTGATAGACCTAAAAGATGGGTCCAAGCTAACGATTGCTGACCTAGAAAATGGACTAGCCACCAAAGTTGCTAACTCAGACTATGCTAGCTACAAAACACAAACTGCTAGCCAAATAGCTCAAAAGGTTGACAATGGTGCTTTCTCAACTTACAAGACACAGACTGCTGACTTGATTGCTAGCAAGGTAGCCACTAAGGACTTTTCAGCATACCAAGCTACAACCGCTAAGTCGATTGAAAGTAAGGTTGAGTCTAGTGATTTCAACACGTACAAAACCCAAACTGCTGACTTAATTGATGATAAGGTTTCTAGTTCAGAGTATGCTTCTGACAAGACACAGACAGCCAGTCAAATATCACAGATGGTAAGTAATAGTGCTTTCTCAGCTTATCAAACACAAACTGCTAGTCAAATAGCTCAGACGGTAAGTAATAGTGCTTTCTCAGCATACCAACAAACTACTGCAGACTTGATTGCTAGCAAGGTAGCTACAAAAGACTTTTCAGCCTACCAAGCTACAACTGCTAAGTCGATTGAAAGTAAAGTTGAGTCTAGTGATTTCAACACGTACAAAACACAGACAGCTGACTTAATTGACGATAAAGTTTCTAGCTCAGAGTATGCGTCTGACAAGACACAGACGGCTAGTGAAATAGCAGATAGAGTAAGTAATAGTGCTTTTTCAACATATCAAACCCAAACCGCTAGTCAGATTGCTAGTAAGGTTGATAATGGTGACTTTTCAGCTTACAAAACACAGACAGCAGACTTGATTGCTAGCAAGGTAGCCACCAAAGATTTCTCAGCATACCAAGCTACAACTGCTAAGTCGATTGAAAGTAAAGTTGAGTCTAGTGACTTTAACACGTACAAAACCCAAACTGCTGGCATGATTGCTAGCAAGGTTTCAACGGTTGATTTCAACAACTTAAAAATAAGCAACCGTAACCTAGCACTTGGAACTGCAACACCATTCACAATGACTGGTAATGGTTCTACAAATAATGCAGTTGGCATGTATTCAACATCAGGCACAATAGCAAAGGGAACTACCCTTACGGTAACCTTCGATATTACGTCAACAAAATCAGAAGGTACCTACTATATTCAATTTAAAGGTGGAGCGTGGCAGGATGTTATGGGTTCCCTTCAATCACTGGTGTCTGGAACACAGCATCACTCATATACTTTCACAACAGTTGATAACTTTTCAGATGGTCTTCAATTACGATTGGATAATGCAACCGCAAAAGTAACTGTTTCTAATTTCATTATCTCTGAGTCTTCAAAAGAGGTAAGTTGGACACCAGCACCAGAGGACCAAGCTACACAGTCTCAAATCACACAATTAAGTAGTGATATTAACCTTAGAGTTACTAAAGGTGACCTAATTGACCAGATTAATATCCAAGCTGGTAAAACCCTAATTTCCTCTAGTGGTCAGTTAACACTAGCTGCTGATACAATTTACTTTGACACTAAGAAACCAGTTATAATTCCTAGTGCCAATATCACGGGGACGTTAACGGGTAAAAACATCAATCTAGATATTAATGGACTGATTAATTCGCCATATACTGGTATTGAACAGTCTGCTGATCAATACTACCATCCATGGAAGTTGAACACAGGCCAGTTAACAATCGGCCAGGGATATATAACTTCTGTATCATCTGGAACACGTAGCATCAATGGTGTTCCTAAACAGTTCAATTCTTTGCAAGGGACTTTATCGGCAAGCTACTTAAAGTTCACCAATGACTATGGTGCCCGTACTTATATTGATGCAGATATGTTTACCTATTCTAATCAGACGAATGATACAGCCATGGTTACAATTAGCGCTGGTGGCATTGGCGTCAATATGGGAACGATGAGTGCCCCAGCGTTAACTATTAGTAATGGCTATATTGACGCGTCATCATCTTCATCATACGGTGTATTCGGTGCTATAACTTTAGGCTACAGTCCTCACACTATCAACTCTGATAGTAGTCTTTTCTTTGAAAGTGGTCATGGTAGTGGCAATCCGGGTATCAATATTTGGGCTAAAGGTTTCCACTCATTGTCATCAAGACTATCGACTAAGCGCCAAGTAAGATTGTTGGATGATGAACACTCGAATAGTTTGTTGCTTGGAGCTGATACGGCAACTTTCCAATATAACCAAGATACTAATGCTGACAATCCAAATGAAGGTGTCATCATTGATGACGTCAACACAGCTAAACAATACAGTTTGCCTGATGAACTTATGACTCGGGATGGTAAAGCACCGACAGACTTAATGAGCTTTATTGCTAGGGTAATCAGTCAAAACAAATATCAAGCACGTCTAATTGAAGACTTGCAAATTCGCTTAAGAAAGGTCGAGATTAACAATGGATAGTAACTACTATGTTTCAAAAACGGAGCCTGTTCGAAACGGTGACGGAACTAATGTTTACTTTACGTTTTCCTACCCTGATAGTAATGCTCAGCTGAATGGGAATGTAAAGCTAACCAATCAAGAATATATTGATGCTTTGAAAAATGGCACTGCTGACGACATGTATTCAGGGTTGTATAAGGCAATTAAATCAAAAATTATTGGGATTAACACAGATGCTACGACTACGGCACCCACCACACAGGAGGCTTAAATTATGAATATTGATGCACAAGCTTTAATTAACAAGCTGACAAGTAACTATGCCCAAGCGATTGCCCTTAAAGACCAGCAATTAGCGATGGCACAAGTTCAAATTGACCAGCTAAATGCCAAGTTGGCTGAAAAGGAGGCAGATAAAGATGGCGAAAACGCTTAGTTTTGCTGATACTTCACCACAAACGGTTAAAATTGGCGATACCACCACCAGTTTTACGTTAATTTGTGGCAATGATAACGTGGCTACCGATTTAACTAGGGCCACTTCAATTACCGTTAAACTGGGTAATGCTAGTGGCTATCTTAAATCGGCCACAGTTGACCCAACTAAGTTAACAGACCCAACGACTGGACAGATTGTGCTAGCCTTAACAGCGGATTTAATGACTGGTTTGACAGCAGGTAATTATCAGTTGGAAGTATGGGTGATTGATAGTAACGGGACGTCAATTTACCCTAGTGAGTCAACGTTACAGTTCCAAGTTAATAGTAGTCTTGAGTAGGGGGTAACTTAATTGAATAAGCACAAGTTAAAGGCACTCATCTTAACGGTGGGCGCCATTTTTATGGCCTTTTTAATGGTCAATGTTACCAGCCAGGCGGCAACTAGTCGTGACCAAGGGGTTGATTGGTCTAAGTATAACGGTAATAGTGGGACATTCGGCTACAACACTGATAAGTTTGTATTCTCACAGGCGGGTGGCTTCTATGGCGGTACTAATATCCCTCAGACCACTTATGCTAGTCAAGTTAAATCGGCTCAGCAGGCTGGTAAACGAGTGCATACCTATTTGTGGGACGGTGTTGGTGGCAATATGACCAATGCCAAGGCGATGATGGCCTATTACTTGCCACGGATTAGGACACCCAAGGGCAGCATTGTGGCGTTGGACTATGAGGATGGGGCTTCTAATAGCGTGACAGCTAACACTAATGTCATTCTAGCTCAA